TCGGTCAGTTTGCATTTGGCCTCTTCCATTTCTGTAGTGCAATCTTCTACTTGTGCCACAAGTGCCCGCAGCCCCCGGTACTGGCTTGCCTTGGTGTTTGCTAGGGTCGCTAGCTTGTACAATTGCCCCGTGTCGGGCCGCTGTAGCTGGGCGGTGTTTGCCAGGGCCGCAGCCTGGGCCAGCAGCCCGCCTAGGGCTGCGACTCGCTTGTTTTGGGCCGCGAGATTTTGCCCGATAGCAAGTACCATGCTGGCGTCTTGTGCTGCTTCTCGTAACTGGGAGATGCGTTCCTTTGCTGTTTTCGCCCAGCTAATGTTCTTGTCAAGGTCGTTGGCCTTGAAATTCTTTTCTTCGCTTTCCTTACTAAGCCGCTCCAGTTGTTCAAACTCAGCAGAAAGCTGGGCAACGAACCGTAGTTGCTTATACTCGTTGCGGGCAGTGGTAAGCCGATCCTGTCTGTCGGCTGCCACAGCCCTTGCATTACGCAACAGGGAGTCAAGTTTTGACATCACCTTGTCGATGAGTTCTAGGTTTACGATCTGGTTGAGTTGGCGGCTTACTTCAGCAGGGCTAAGGCTGAACCAGAATGGGGCGTCGTGCTGCCACTGAAAATTAAGGGCACTCATGCCCAGCACGTTCTTGATGTCCTCTGGCACTTCTCGTCCAAAGGCTCTGTACTCCTTGCCATCCAGGACGTACAAGTTGGTGGTGCCGGTTGAAGAACGTTGTATTTCATGTCCGTCAACCGACACCTTGACGCTTACTTCCTTGGCGTCCCAATTCATGAACTCACAGCCAGACGGCTGGTTTAGCGACACCCACCGCAAAGCCCGCAAGATGGCTGACTTGCCGTGGTCACTTTCCCCGATGATGGTGGTTATGGGGTGGTTAAGGTCAAGCTTGAGATGCTTGTGCCGCTGAAAGTTTTTGAGCTCAATACTGGTGATCATTGTGCTGCAAGCTCTTTAATCATACTGGGGCTACATAGCCTCAGAAAGTCCTCTAGCCTACACTGCATCACGTTCAGCTTTTCTGGTTCGTGCCCATGCAATTTGAACTTCAAGTGGATAACTGTCCTATACCGGCAGTCCTTCAGTATGTCTGCCCATGGTTGGCAGTACGGCATGGTGATGGTAGTGTGTTTATTGTCACGCTTGTGAATGACTGCCCAAGAGTGGCTCTTGGCCAATGCCTGAGAACGTTTAGCCTGAAGAACAAACTGCACAAACTCTGGCAGTTTCTTGCCATGCTGAATGGTGTCAATGACGTCTGTGATGGTGGCCCTGGGGTATCCCTTCTTCAGCTCAAAGGTAAAGCACCGCATAAGGGGCTCGCCTGCTGGGTCCACTGCCTGAATGTCCCCGTAGGCCCCGTAGGTGGTTTTGCCAGCCTTGCCCCGTACCGTCCCTCTGGCACCGCTGCCCGCAGTGCGCCAAAAGATATCGTCCCGCTGGCCCTCCGAAAACCATAGGGAGAGCTTGCGGCAGATATCTCGCTCAAACGTGCTACCTTTTGATGAATTGTTCCGTGGCACTACTTCCCTCTCATGAGTGGTCGTCTTCCCATGTACGGCCCTTGTTTGATCAATGAATCCATGCCGTACTTTACCATCACAGCCTGCCACCGTCTAGGGTCAATATCATGAATGGTTAGTTGAACTTCAGGCGTGCCCATGTACGGCAGCTTTGTAAGTGCCAAGTTACGGGCATACTCAGGGCTTTGCAGGAACTTGGCAATAGTAAGGATTACCTTGTGGGTTTCCTTTATCTCCCCACGCAGGTACTTGATGGCTGTCTTTTCCCCTACTCGCTCAGCCCCAGGTATCTCGTCCTCGTTGCACCCGGCAATGGCTTTAACTTGTACCCAATCGGTGGGCGAAATCCCCAGCTCGCTGGCAAGGCTTTGGATGGTGTGCAACTTCTTCCTGTTGGGGTCCCACATCTTGATGTTGGGGCCGATGCACTGAAACAGATCGTGATCGGAAGCAATAATGATGGCCTGGTCCCCATGGTGGTATGTGGAAATGGCCTGGCAGGCACGGGCTATAAAGTCATCTGCTTCGTAGCCGTAGCTAATGAGTATGTTCTCGTAGCCAATGCCGGGCAAGATGTCTTGCCAAAGCCGTTTGATTTCACGGCGGTAAACACGCTGGGCTTCCTCTTCCTCTGGCGTGCGGTCTTGCTTGTGCCGGTTGGCCTTGTACTGTGGGAATATTGCCTTGCGTTTGCTGCGGCCATGGTCAAAGCAGAAGACAACTTGATCTGCCTCGAACCGCTGTTGCAAATTCAGCAGCTCGGAGAGGAACCCAAAGGTACACCCGGTAGGCTCCCCCTCGTAGGTAAGGTCAGGGAAAGCATAACCTGCTCGGTGGCACAGGAAGTTGCAGTCAATTATTAGCCAAGTGTGCATCTGAGTTCCTACTTAAAAGGGTGTGGGGCAGTCAACTTCTGGGTATTAGCAGTGTTGGCATGGCCCCACTTAAATTCCTTTTCAAAAGTGAGTTGGCAAGCTTGATCTGGGTATTAGCACTGCCCAACAGGCCAACTCTGGTTATAAGGTGATGGGCATCCGTACACTGGGTATTAGCATATGGGTAGTGGCCCATCTATTGTTCAAAAGTGTGGGGCATCGTTCGTCAGGGTATTAGCAGCGTTGTTGTGGCCCCACTAAATTCCTTTTCAAAAGTGAGTTGGCAGATGGTTACTGGGTTTTAGTATTGATCTTTTGGCCAACTCTGGTTATAAGGTGATGGGCAGGCTCATTCTGGGTATTAGCACCGGTCTATTGGCCCATCTATTGTTCAAAAGTGTGGGGCATCCGTGCCTTGGGTATTAGCAGAATCATTATGGCCCCACGAATTTTATCTTCTAGTCTTCAAACTCCTGCCCCCGCCACTTCTGCCACAGATGCTTCACCAACCGCTTCTCCATGTATCGTTGTGCCTGCCGGTGTGCTTTCAACTTTTTGCCCGGCTTGGTCAACTCGGGATCGCGTTTGCACAGGTACGCTTTCCGTGCCAAATACAACTTCCTGTAGTACCCATTCTCTCCATTGGTCTTGATGAGGGAGTCACCAATGTTCCACAATACCGATCTGCGTCTCCGGGGTTTGGCTGGTACGATCTTGCCCGCCTTTGTAACCATGTGGTACTCAGAGTCTGGGGCAACACCCAGTCGTTTCCATAGATGGGAAACTGTTGGGTAGCAGCTGAGGTCCCCTGTTTCAGCCAATAGTGCCGCTAGCCCTATCTCGCCTAGGCCCTTAATCGACATCCACCAATTATAAACAGGAAGCTGTCGCACAAGCAAGCACATTGCCTTCTCGTGCACGGCTTGAACCTTGAGCAAGTTCTGCTTTGCTTCTCCCATGGAGAGCACAAACATGGCTGCTGGATGTTCTTCTCCCTCCTCGATCCGCTTTACTACCTTAGCAGCCTCAGCCCAGAGGTGTTTTCGTTCCTCTTCACTTTCCCCTCTGTACCCGCCAAGGTATCGTACGATATATGAGAGCACCTGGCTGGTAATTCGCATCCGTCCTACAATGACGGATTTCCTTCTGTTGCCTTCCTCGAGCAACTGATCACAGATCGCCTTAATGTCTACCACAGTTTCACAAGCCATTGTTTGGTCTCCTGCAAAAAGTGAGTTGGCATCCTTGACCTGGGTTTTAGCAATGTTCTTCTGGCCAACTCTGGTTATAAGGTGATGGGCATCCTACATTTGGGTATTAGCACAGAACTTGAGGCCCATCTATTGTTCAAAAGTGTGGGGCATCTACCCTCTGGGTATTAGCAAATGGCACGTGGCCCCACTGAATTCTGTTTTAGCACGCCGGCTTTGTCTTGGTCACTTGGTTCCACACAGCAACCACTTCGGCCTCTTTCCACTTGTCGCGCACAATCTCATGTGCGCCCAGCCGGGTTTCCAACGTCCCTAGGAATCTTTCTGTTTGGGCGTACCCGACCTTCTTGGCACTAGCCTCTTTCCGTGCCTGCTGAAGATCCATCTTGTTGCATTCTCCAAGGCACTTGTCGCCAACTGTGTAGTGCATGAGGAACAAGTATTGGGAACGCCGCATCACCTTGGTGCTTCGTCTTGTGCGGCCAGCCGATCTCTTTTCAGTTTTTGCTGTTGCCTCTTTTGCCTTCTTGTGTTGGTAGGGCTTCTTGCCCTTGCACTGACGTCGCTGTTGATTTCGTACCTGGTAAATGGCTTCTCGGATAACACAGTCAATAGCCGGGGCTAGCAAGGCTTCTTTCAGTTCCGGCATGGAGTCAATTTTTCGGAACATCCATTTCTTGGCCTTGTCGATTGCGGAGTGCCGTCTTACGGCCTCCATTGCGAGTTCTCTGAGCTGTTCGGGTGTTTTCACTGTTGGTCTCCTTTTCTAAAAGTGATGGGCAAGCTCGGTTTGGGTATTAGCACTGAGCGACAGGCCCATCTGTTGTTCAAAAGTGTGGGGCAGAATACCTTTGGGTATTGGCATCCGTCTTGAGGCCCCACGAGTTTCAATACCTTGCCTTCCGGTTGGGGTTTGCTGCCTCTTCAATCTGATTCCAAACGTCTTGAGCAAGGTCCCGGAGATCCATCTCCAGGTTGTGTTTCTCGATGTGCCGAATCAGCCCAGCCTCCGAGCCAGTGTAATCAAATTCGGGTGCCACCAGTTTCCCACCCTTGGTCGTCCAGTGGCCCTCATCCTGTAGCCAAGCCACGAGGCTACCGACATCGTCAATTCCCAACTCGTACAGGATGGGCACTGTCACCTTGCGATCCCGGCCAGTCACCCGGTTCTTCTTGATATGCAAGATGCTGTTGATGCCAATGCTGCGGGGCTTGCCCAGCACGGTCTTCTTGATCTTTTCCCCGCAGGTCGACCATATCTCAAGTGTAGCGTAGAACCTGAGTGCCCGACCACCCGAACGGGTCTTTTTATCCCCGTAGCCCATGGCACCAATGTTGTCACGGGTTTGGGAGATAATGATGAGGATGCTGTTTGTTGCCTTCAGCCCAGGCAACACCTGTCGGATGCCAGCGCTGTTGATTTTTGCCTTGCCGTCACCATAGCTACCGGCAGCGTCCTTGCCCTTGCGGTGTGCTTTCTTCTGTTCTTGGAACTTGTCCGCCTCGGCATTGCTAGACAATGCGTCCATGGAGTCTAGCACGTAAATAAACGGCTTGCCTTCCTTGATAGCATCGTCAAGGTTGTAGTACAGCTCCTCGATGCTCTGGCTGTAGGCAGGCTCGCCATCAACGTACCTAGGCGGCTCGAGCCGCTGGGCTACACCAGCACCGAAGAACTTCTGGATGTCCATAAGGGCACCGTCTTCGGCGTTGTCGTAGATGAAGCGGTACTCGTTGAATGCTTTTTTGATGCTGGCTTCAGCAAGACACGTAAGGGCGAGGAACGTTTTGCCCGAACTGCTGTCCCCAACCAGATAGTAGTAGTGCCCGGTAAGGAACGCAGCATTAACATCCCCGGTGCATGCAAGATTGAGAAGGGAGCTACCACTACTCAGTCGCAGGGGTTTGCGTTCCGGTGCCTTGGGTTTGGTCAATGCTTTCTTGATTGGGTCCGTGCTCATTTTCTTCCTCTAAATACTTTTCGTACTTGGCCAAACAGTGCAGGCACTCAAGCGAAAAAGAACCTGCCTGGGAGTCGAACCCAGCCCTCCAGTTGTGCACCACTGGCGTGCGCTTTTCTAGTGCAAAGGTAATTGGCGCGGCCCTTGCACTAGAAAAGCATAAGCCCACCGAACACCCTCAGGTTTCAACTGTTGGCTCATAAAATGCGAGGGGTGGGATTCGAACCCACCTTGGGGAGCGGCTGAATCCCCTTGCCAGTCGCCTCAAGCAACCCCGCTGCGGTTCCAGGATTACGAGACCATCGCACCATGCCGCCGGTTAATTTTTCCACTCGCTAACCGGCAAACGAGCTGGGTTCACAGATTTATGTGGTCCAAAGGCAGGGGCAGAGCCTCAAGGGTCATCCCCTTACACAGATCTGTGATTGGCGGTTTTGTTTACTTCTTCGGCGGGTACTTGGCATTATCGCACTCGTCCCAAAGCTCACACCCCGCGCACTCCTCCAGCTCGTCGGTGTCCTTGCCAAACGTGCCCCCGGCAGGGCATTTCTTGCCCCCTGTGGGTTTGGCGGGCTTGCTTGCCTTTACAACAGTCAGCCGAGCCTTTTCCACGTTCCACCGTTTGCCATCATCAGTAGTCACTTGCACCTTAGTAGTGTTTGGCGGGGTGGAGGTAACCTCGCCCTCAGCCGGCTTGCCGCCAAGCTTGAAGGAAACCCTCATGCCCTTAGTGATCTGAGGAGTTTCCTCCTCTTCCAGATCGGGTTCGGGTTCGGGCTCTTCTTCCTCAGGCTCGGGTTCCACCTCTTCCGGCTCCGGCTCGGGCTGCTTGCGGGCAGGCTTGGCAGGGGCCTTTGCTGTCGGCTTCTTCGGAGTGGGCTCTTCTTCCTCTTCCTCAAAAGGGATGTCGTCGTCCTCAGCTACCGGCTCTTCCTCTTCCGGTTCGGCTTCTTCCTCAACAACAGCCTTTTTGGCCGGTGCCTTGGGGGGCAGCCTGCGCCCGGTAGGCTTGGCCGGTGCATCGTCGTCGCTTTCCAGCTCTTCCTCGTCAACGTCTGCCGTTTGCAGGAAGATTTTGCGCAAGCTGTCATAGTCCAACACTTTTACAATATCATCCAGGCAGTAGCAGGCGTCTAACCACTCCTCTGTGTAGTCGTCTTTGCGGGGCTTGAAGTCGATGCTGGTCACATCGCAGAACTTGTTCTTGCCCATGCTCTTCTCTTCGGCCGTCAGCTTGAGGGTAAGCCCACCCTCCAACTCACAGAACCGAGCGAAGTCTTCGTCGTCGTCGGCGTTCCTGATGCGGCTGTCCAACAGCTTGCCGAACAAGTGGTAACTGTTGTCCCAGATCTGCACGCCCCGGTCCTGGGCTGCAAGGTCCACCACGTTGAAAAGCTGCCGCTCCTTGGGGGCCAATGCCCTAATGAGTTCTTCGTCGGCATTAGGGTCCCGTTCCAGTTTTGCCCGGTACTCGCAAATGGGGCAAGGCTTTTTGGCCGTCTTGGCTGGGCACACATAGGTGTCCTCATCGGCCCCAACGCCCCGGTGTACCCAGTAGGTACGCTCGTAGTGCAGCGTCCCCTCATCGGCATAGGGGTTGCCCTTACCAACCTTGTAGGGCAGGATGTCGATGCGGTAGGAGCCCGGCTTCTTGATCGAAAACATGTTCGCCCCACTGGGTATTTCCAGTGAAGTTCTTGCAAATTCACTGGTGTGCTCCAGTGCCCTACGCCGTGCAGCTTCAGCCGCCGAGCTTCTACGTTTGTCTCTCGCCATCTTGTTTCTTCTTCCTTTCTTTGAATAACTCAGCGGCCTTTAATGCAGCCGCCACTACCATAAAAGTGTTGATGTGTAGGGCAAGCGGGAGGGCCACGTAGACCCCAAACAAAATTCCCACACCGTACACAAAGTGATCTAGGTTAATCATCTTGATCCTCGAACCGCCGCCTCCGCACTTGGTTCTTGGTCTCCTCACTCATGCGTTCCCGGTTTGCACTGGAAACCACAGGCACTGAGAAGTACTCTTGCCCGTGAAGTTGGATTAGTCCTTCAATGGAACGCTTGCGGTTGTCCAGTGCTGTCATCACTGCTTGCAGCAGGTCAACCTTGTGCTTGGCCCTTTGCAAACGTTCCACAGCCACCTGAACGTCTTCGTGCCGGGCCACGGCAGATTTGATTGCATCCACTGTGGGTTTAGCCAGATCGAACTGTTCAGGGTTGGCAGCGATCTCTTGATGGGCCTCGGCTTGGGCTACGTCAAGGGCAGCCTTGGCCCGGTCGTAAAAGTCCTTTGCCTCTGCCAGCTTAATACCCCACTCTAGCACAAGCTTGGGCTGATCCAGGCAGTGCTTGTCAAGCTTGTTAGGATCCAGGTCGAATAAGTGCACCGGGATCTCGTCTTTGATACTGCCGGGCCTGCGCTGCTGTTTGGTGTCAATGCCCATCTACTGCTCCAGTGTTATGTATGGTGAGTTGTATTAGGGGCTACTTTTCAATAAGTACCCAGTGCCCTGAGGAACACTGCCGGGCCTCTCTGCCGCGCCAGTGCACCATCCGTGCCCTAGGGCACCGGGCTTAATACAATACATTATACGACCGCTCAGCGGCCCACTCCCGTGCATAATTCGTAACATTGTGCGGCAAGCCCCGCAGCCCCGGTGTCGTACAGGTTGTCCCTAAACGTGTCAATCACGAGATAGGCGCGAGCGGCGTACTTACTGCCCGGTTTTAAAAGGGAGGCCCTGGCACAGGCAAGTATCAATCGCCGTACACCTTCAGGATCGTCCTTCAATTCCCGCAGCACCGCAGCCACGTTTGCCCACTGTGGTTTTGGTGCACAGAATTCCTTCCACAGGTCGAAGGCAGCCGCAGCCATGCTTGATGGA